GTATAATTATCTAAATCTGCACCATGTATAAAAAAGGTTTCAAAAACTTCTATGGCTTCGTGTGTTTTTCTTTTACCCTCGTTGTAAAACTCTTCTGATACATCGTATATCGCTATGTCAAGAGTTCCCTTATCCATCACACCAAACTTAAACTCTGTGTAAGGTACGTTAAATAATTCACAATAAATATAGACTTGTATATCGTATCCATACTTACGAGCTGAGTAAGGGAATCCCTTTATGTCAGTTGTAGTCTTTAGATCAACGATTTTGTTTTTACCTAATACATCTGCTTTTGCTCTAAAGGGATAACCACCTATCATACCACAGGCAGGTACTTCAAACTCGCTATTGTCTAATAATCTTAATGCCTGTTCGTTTCTTAGGAACGCATCAGCTAATCTTTCAGCATCTCGCTTTTCCTTTTGTGTAAATACTTTGCCATGCTCTGCTAATGCTTCCTTATACTTCTTTGTGTTTTTGCTTTGCACATCTACAAATATCTGATTGTTAAAAACTGAGGGTTCGAGGATGGCGGTATGGAAGAGCCACCCATCTCTTAACGGCTGTGATTCAGGCGAACCATAGTCTGTTACAAACTTATACTTCTTTGGGCTTGTTGATAGCATCTTGATTGATGATGAGCTTAATGCTGCCTTAGCCATATACCCATAGTAAAACTCATCTTCCTTTAGTAAATCTATAAGGGTGTCTTTCTTAAAGCGTTCCCCATTTAGCAGTGTTATCTCGCTCATCTTTGGTCTGCTTCAAAACAAGTTCCACTACAATACTCTGCTGACCTGCCTACTTCTGTACCACACATAGGGCATGAGTACTCAGGCTCTTCTATACATCTTAAATAATCGCTATATTCCATATTTATTTTCTTTTAAGTTCTCTAACTCTTTCTCTACTCGTCTTGCACGTTCCACAGCTCTAATAACTGATTGACGTTCCTCTCGTAAGATACGCTTAAAGCTGTATCGTTCTAACTCTAATTGATTGATATAGAACACAAGTCTTAATGTTGCTTCTGATATCTTTTGAAGTTCCTCATTGTCTGACTTCTCTTGCCACTTGCTGATTGTTTCTAAAATCTCAGCAGAATCAATCATATACTGCAACTGACTAAAATCCATATCAAGCATATAATAATTCCTACAAGTCCTATCTGTGCATAGTCTATATTCATAGCCCTAAAAACTTTTTGGCTTTAGACCACCACACATTCTGTGTGTAGTATAAGTTAAACTCTGTTTGTGTCATTACTTCTATCCTATCGCCATTGTTGACGATATAAAGTCCTGTGGGTGTTATTTTAAAAACCATGCTCTTAGTATATAAGTTAACAATAAGATATCTAAAATAGCAATCCAAAAGCATAGAGCTATCAATGCCATATACATTGTACCCTCTATGTTATTAAAGTAATTTATTAATTTTCTCATAAAATTGTTTTAATGTTATACAAATATAATAAAAAATTGTTAATAAACAACTTTCTATTTTTTCCTGTACTGAACAGAACACACAGCAAGTCTTTGGTCTGTGTTAGGATACTCTTTCATCATTGTAGGATTCCCCATACAGCGTGTCATAAAGTCCTTTCTGTCCTCTCGTGGTTTTGGTGTTGGTAATGGCATAACTATATATTTAAATGCATTATTGTATTTATCTTGTTAATCGTTTCCTGCTTATCTACAATTCCGGTATCATCGTAGTACACATAAACGTAGGGGGCGTACATTCGTGCGTAGTTATCGTTCTTTTCTTTGTGGTTTGCCTTTGCTTTGTTTTGATAAACTGTACTCATCATCTTGTATGAGATAGGTTTAATCTGTATGCCTAAGATAATGAAATCATCTTTTACAATCTCAGCATCTATGCAATAGGTGTGGTCTTTCTCAAAGTCTGTTTTAACTATATCTATGTTGGTAAACTCTGCTTTGAGTTCGTCTATGATACTAAGCTCTTGTTGGTATCCGTTCCACGTCTGTCCTATCACACGATAAAAAACATACTGCTTTACTTCCTCTAATGGTATCCATTGATTCTTTAGATGTATCCTTTGGCTTACATAGGATAATTGCTTGAAACCTACTGAGCATTTATACGAGTATTCCCAATCCTTATGCGTTTTGCTATCGTGGTATTTGTGAAAGTCGCTTATGAGCTTCATGCACTTACCTACATACTTAGTCTGAAAAAAATGATTGACACTCTTGTCTTTGTTTAGCTTTCTGTATAGGGCTTCGTCTAATGGTTGCTCATACTTGTGAGTCATATATCTTGTTTATTTGGTATATCCATTCTTTTAAACGCTTAGGCGAACAAGTGCATATTTCGTGATACTTATGAGCGTATAGGTCAGCGTGTAATTCGCATATAAGTTTGTAGTGCTTCTCGGTCATACTACCACTTGTAATCTTAGCGTAGGGTTTCCACCTATCTCTTTGCTCATCGGTCATTTGTCCTTTTGGCATCCTAAAATTTTATGTTATTCCACTTGTTTCTGCGCTCATCACACCCACAATCCTTACCCATAAGTTTGGATATTCTCTTTACTATATAACGTATTCCTGTGTATTTTGTGAAGTAAAATACTAAATCCCCTAATCCCATTCTATATTATTTTTAATTAAATCCTTAACCCTTTTGTATGTGAAATACAGAGAATAATAAGATATGTTTGTTTTACGTGCCAACTCTGCAATAGGCATACCATCGCTAATTATCTCAAACACAGTACGATCATACCAAAAGGTTTTGTCAAGCAGATTATCCATTTGCTTCATAGCAGAACAAACATCTATTTCTTTTGAATCGCCTTGCTCGTCTAAATAGTCTGCAAGGTTATCAATGTTAGTTTTTATGATTTTTTTCTCTTTTCGGTGCAGGTCAATAAATAAAGCCCTAAGAGTTCGGTAAATGTACATGTGATTGATATCATCCTCAAACGATATATCTACACCCTTTGTAATGTAGGTGTGGATTCGTATGTACATCTCTTGTACTATATCCTCAGCTATGGATTCTTTGCAGCCAAAAGATAAAACTATCCTGTGCCAATCATCGTGCTTTTCTGCAATTTTCTCAAGTGTTGTTTTCAAAATAATCTTTGTTGAGCTTTATGGTTTTCTATTCGTTTCATAGCTGCATTGTAATACTCAGGATCAAGTTCACAAGCAGTAAGGTCAAAACCTAAATTATGACACGCTATTGCTATTGAGCCACTACCTAAATGAGTATCGAGTATCTTATCATTTTCTTTAGCGTAATTCACAAGTAGCCATTCGTACAACTCTGTGGGCTTTTGAGTAGGATGTATTCTTTTAGGCATCTTATAGTCAGGCTTTGGCTTATTCAACCCCTTTGTATTTCCTAAATATGTAAAACCAAAATATCTCGCTTTATCTTTGTGCGAAGTCCACGCTAATTCAAACTCACTCATAGTTCCTATACCTTTATTTAAGCCTTTAAGTTTATGCCAACAAATCCAACTTTCAGAATGAGGAAGAACAAAATAGTTTCCGCCCCAAATTATTTGATTTTTAGACACCCTAAATAATTCGGTAAAAAAAATATCCTTTGGAATCTCATTATCCCACTCAGCAATATCAATCCCATAGGGTGGGTCAACGATAGCTAATTCAAAATACCCATCAGGATATCTTGCCATTAGTTCCATATTATCTTCGCAAGTGATTTTCAAAATGGTAAATCTGTTTGTTCTTTGGTATTGTAAGATACTAAATTTTTTCCATCTATTTCAAAACCTACATTATTCAGGATACTTCTAAACTTTACAGGATCATCTATTGGTGTTGGCTTATAATTTAACTCTTGGTTTTTCACTTTTGCTGTGTACAGGTTTGAGTATATCCAATCCGTTTCATGGTAGATGTATCTGTGTATTACAAGGAAGTCATCAGCTCTATTCATACTCATACCCCCCATCTCGCTATCAGAAGCCATAGGTGGTATAGGTTGATTAGCGTAATAATGCCCCTGAGGGTGTTTTTTCCTTAATGCTTCTGTTACAGCGTGTACACATATCCACGTAGTAATGTTATGCTGTTTGCAGAAGATTCGTATATCGGTTAGACTTTCATAGCTGTACTCATAGCTGTTTGAGTTTTTAGGGATATTCTTTTTTAAGCTGTTTAGAGGATCAATTAAAAACCCTTGATAATCCCACGCTTTCTTTATAGCAGTTGCAAGTTCTAAAAGGTCTTTATAAGTATAGGCTTTCTCAGTATCTACAAACTTAAAATGATTATATACCCAATCGTATTGCTTCTCAAAGTCCTCTTTCTCTATTTGGTTAATTGGTTTGCCCTCTGCAAACTCAATGAGCTTACGGATGAGTGCATAGGGTTCGTTTTCACTACTGAACACAAGCCATCTTACATTGTGCTTTAGTGAGTACAAAAACATCAAATAAAATACTAAGTGTGTTTTACCTGTATTGGCATGCCCCAAAACAAAATTTAGGTTTCCAAAAACGAGCCTAAAGTGGTTGTCTAATCTTTCAACCCCTAAGCGTAAACCCTCGTTTACTTTTCCGGCTCGTATATCATTAAGTTTCTTTAAGTGTTTGTCAAAGTTTATCAGCATTTGGTAAAGTTATAAAAAAAAGGGGGTGGTTAGCCCCCTATGATTAAAATGGTAAATCTGCTCTATCAGGTGCGTGTTCTTTAGCTTCGACACCCTCTGCTTGTTTGTGGATTTTCCATGCTTGTATTGTGTTAAATACTTTGACTTCCCCCTGTGGGTTAGTCCACTCACGACCCCTGAGGTTATACTGAACCTCTACATGATCACCCTCGTTGTAAGAGTCTAAAGTGATACACTTGTCATTTGAAAACACAACGCTTAATATCTGAGGATATTGCTCTTTAGTGTTTAATACAAGTTCTCTGAATTGATAATTACCTTTTGTAGTTGTTTGTCCTACTCTTTTTACTGTTCCAATAATACTACCCATTGTTTACAAAATTTATAAGTTTAGTTGCATCTGCTATAACTGTTTCAATATCTGCATTAGGACGAGATGCGTGAAAGTCCGCAGCAGCTTTAACCATACTTTGACGAACAATAATCTGTTCTCTGTTCCCTGTGGGTTGTGTTGGTATGGGTTTATTGTAGATGAGCTTCGCTGTGTTGTATTGCTCATTCGTGATTTCAAAGTCGATTATTTGTCCGACTTCCTTCTTAAATTCGCCTTTGGCTAAAAACTGATAATTATTACCATTTGCGAGATACACCTGATACTTATTAAAAGTACCTGATGCGTTTGTATATGTACCTTTCGGTTCTATTTGAGTGATTTTACTCTGCATAATATAATTCTAATTGTTGTTCTAAAATTTCTATATGAGCTTCTAATTCTTCTATTCTATTGCTCATACTTTCTAATCGTGCCTTATCAAAGTCCATCATGAGTTCCACTATATAATTTATATCGCTTATCCTCTTGTATCTTTAACATATCAAGCACATCGTACAAGCTGTTAAGGTTTTGATCAGACATTATCGCATCATGTTTGTTTGCGAGTGTGTAAGTAACAGCGTAGAGTATCGCATCTTGCTGTTCGGTATTCAAATTAAATTTCATAATAAAGTTTTAATGTTTGTGTAAATATATATACTTTTTTTTAAATAAACAAAAAGGGGGGCAAAGCACCCCCCTAAACATAACATTAAAACGTACCCTAAAAGAATAGGATAGTGCAAAGATACTATTTCATTTTCTTTTTGACAAGAGCTGTGTATTTATTTATCAACTCTTGTAAATCATTGTTTGAGTATTTAGTGATTTGTATAGCTTTGGCGTGTAAGTCCTCTGCTGTACCCTGCCCATAGTCTTTGTCTAATCTTACACCAAACTTGTACTGTTCGCCATATCTAAACACATTACAAGCAGAGCATTGCACTTGGCAGTTTGTTTCATCCCATCTCGTTCCGTAGTGCTTTCTGCTTTGAAAGTGTCCGTTTTGCAATCGCTTCCAATGATCACGCTTACCACAAGTGTAGCACTCAGCTATGCCCTGAGCATTAGCGTTTCTAAGTCGTATGTACTGACTAAAGATATTATCTAAACGCTTAACAAGATTTTTGCGTGATACTTTTTTAGACAACTGCGTTATCTAAGATTTGAATTATATGGCGTATCTCAGACTTTTCAAACTTACCCTCAATAGAAGCGTTATACGTTTTGAATGTTAAGTGATAAAAATCTTTATCTGCTGTATGCTTATCCTCTTTTTTACCTAAGTAATCTATTTTTAAATCAAATTTCATTTTTTTTGCTTTATATATAATATATAAATATAATAATAATATATAATATAATATATATAATAATATAATATATAATAATATACTATATATATACTATTTAGAGATTTTTTTAAATTTTTCAAAACCTCTGCTACCAAAGTATGCCACATAGATTGTTACTAAGAGTGTTTTAAGTAATTCTATCCACGCTTCATCTATCTTAAAATCTATCTGTAAGCTATCAAGCACAATGTAAATTGTAGTTGCAAGAGTAAGATATATAAGCGTTATCGGTCTTACATTCTTACTCAACCATGAATCACTTTGCATATCAGAATCCCAACGCTTAGAAATCTCTAAAAACTCTTGTGAATCAATCTCGATAAGTTTTAAGGCAGTTTCTTTGTCCTGTGGGGTAAGCGTACTATCTTTTGCTATAAGTCGCTTAAACACGCCTAAAACGCCATTGTCAGGCAATATATCACCCATTCCATCGCCAAGCGTAGAACCCACAGATGTTAAGAATTTACCTACTTTGGTGTCTTTAAACTTCTTTTTACTCATAATTTCTAAATTGTAATTGAAAGACAAACAGGTATATATTTAGTTCGTTGAATTTGTACCTATCTGTTGCAGGATAATAAGATGCACCCACTATAAACGAGGTAGGGAAGAGTAGTATTACTGAAAAACTACGCATAAGTCCATATTACTTCATTAGCCTTTTCATCGTCTATATCTACGTGGATAAAAGTGTTTGCAATTCCTATACGCTTAAACCCTACATCTAAAAGGCAGTTGATTAAATGGTATCTATCAACAGAGCTTGAACACGCTATATCAACAGCTAAACCTTTTAAGTGGCTACTGTTAGGCGATGCTTTATATCCCCTCGCTGATAATGATTCATTATATTTTTTTGTACGATATCCTGATGTAATTCGTATAGGTTTATCAAACTTATCCCTTACCTCGTCTAACATCTCTAATATATCAGGATGCATTTTTTTCCCACTACCCACCTGATCAGGACTATCAAATTCTGTATAAGTAAAGTATCTCATTTTAACACAATCCACAATGTACGCAAAATTCACACATAACTATAATTTATCTACAACTTGTTGTATTTCGTTTATATCTATATTTAACTTAAAACTTAAATCAGCCGACCATTGTCTTATAGGTTTATTGCCTTTGTAAACTACTACGACAGGTACGTAGTGTATTTGCTTTTTTAATTGTTCGCTTTGCCTTTCCAATAAACCATACTGCACTTTGCAACCTCTTAGACCATTCAAATCAATATCGTTGTTTTTGTTCCAATGTGCGTTTATTTGTAGTACAGTAATATCAGACACCTCTACCTTACCTAAAGATGTAGGTGTAAAAAGTAAAAACGCTAAAGCTATTAAAGTTCTCATCTTAATTCATATACACGCTGCTCAATCAGTTCAAGTTTTTCAAAGTTCTTTTCTATCAGCTCACGATTGTTCATAATCTCGTT